CCAAGTTGAGCGCCCTGATTTTTGGATGGTTGGACTAAAATTTTGGCAAAGTTGCAAAAAAGTTGCTATTGCAGTGCAATTACCACTGTGGTAAGATACGAAGCGTGAACCGATGTGTCACCCCGGAAAAACCGCGAGTGGCATATCCGGCCTCGTATCAAGCTGTAAAGCCAAAACTTTTCGCTCCGAATGCAAAACCGATTGACTCCGGTGGGTAAAGGGTTAGAATGAAGATAGGCCCAAAATCTTACCGAAAAGGTCAGGAGGTACGACAGATGGAACGAAAATCCGATAAAGTTAGACGTCTGGTTGCAGACGGCGACTTCAAAGGGGCTTTGCGGATTGCAAAGGACTTCAGGCTCGGCATCACGAAGGAGCAGTCCTCCACGATGACAAGAGCGTATGAGTGCATGGTCCACGGAAGATTCTACAAGCAGCTCGGCTATGATCTCGATGAGAAGATAGCTGAGGGTGTGAAGATTCTGGTGGGCTTGTACGGAAGGAGCGAGGCACATGATTTACACCAGCCGGTACTGTAACCCGGAACTCAAGACCGGGAACTACACAGTCGTTGGGATAACACGGGGAGCGCCTAAGTTCCCCCTTCGGTATACGCTTGCAGGCAACATCATGGAGATCGCGCCGCCGGGTTATCTGTTCAACGAATACAACCGGGAGCGGTTCACGCCGCCCTACTTCCAGCACATGGACAGAGTAGGGACGGCGCGGATTGCTCAGATTCTCCA